AAGGCGGCGTTCATCTTCCCCGGTCATCAAGCGGCACTCAACAACTGCCTTTGTGGCAGGTGCTGTTAAAGTAAAAGTATTTGATGTTGTAAATTCTACCCCATCAGGCATTTCAGACTCTTTAAGTTTTTTCACCTCCTCGACATCGAATGAGGAGTTGACAGAGGAGCCGCAGCTTGGGCACTGAACCTTTACACTATATTCTTCACCATATCCAGTTACCCGGATAGCAATGAGGACGGCGTTTTTGTCTCCAATAAGGAGATCCTTGGCTTTCACCGCTTTGTTAACAATAACACTATCGATCAAGCGATCTAGGACGATGCCCTTTTTTATGAGAGCACGGGAAGTTAATATATCTTCCTCTTTTGCCGTCATAAAGCGAATTTCAAGAGTGTCTTCGCCGTCAAGTGGATGCCCAGGTGGGTAAAACTTCCCTTGGGAAGGTAATTCTACAAATTCTGTAGGTGTAGACCAAGACATTTCAGCCCCAGCCATAATTGGAGCAGCAGAATCAGCCTGTATTGGCTCATTCTGCTCTTCCAATGAATTTGGATTAGTTCGATTGCTATTTCTAGCCATATTTATAACCTTTCAACTATGTTTTTTTAACTATAGTCTATTTTTTTAGCTTTGTTAAGCTTTTTTTAGTTCCCGCCCATGCCAGCGACTGGCTGACCGTGGACACTTAGCTCCGCCCAATCAAATTTGATAGTAACGCTGATCTCTGTGGCTTCATCGGAAGTATAGTCGAGTGTGTCGCCGAAGCTAACGCTGCTAATCCAAGCGTTCTTTAGAGACCATTCTTCTACTGCTTTACCTTCTGCATCAATCTGGGCAATTGTCACTCCCCCGCCCAAAGCGGCTAGGGCTTTGGCTTTGCTGGTTGTAACAAAAGCGTTTGGTTGATCAGGATACTGATATCCCGAAGCCCGGACGGTATCAAGCAGAGTCTTGGCCAAGTCAGGTGCTAGTGGGTCAGCTAATGTAGCTGTAATCTCACCATTCCAAGTCACTCTCCCTGGATACTTAAACGTATGATTGAGGAAGGTATGCTCGATCTGAGCGATTTCCATACTTGGCTTAGTGACAGTTTTGACTACCCAAACCGGGATACCTCCCAAATAAAGGAAGAACCTATACCCTCTTTTTGGGTCAGAGGCTGCGTCGCCCCAGAAAATGCCTTCACCTTGATTTGCCATCTTTTTTATTTTCTCCTGTTATAAGTAGTTCTTCTCAGAAACTTTAGTCGTCAAAAGACGCCCCCGTATTGGTGATTACAAAATCAATAGCAAAGAACTCAACGGAGCGGGTTGGCTTCAAGAGAATCTTAGCATACATAATATTTCGGTCAATCAAGTCTGGGGTTGTCGTAGATTCATCCAAGACGAGGCGGAAGTCCGATAAACCGAAACGTGATTTAACACTCCGGAGTATTGGTTCTGCTTGTCCCTTGAAACGATTCCAAGTAGATTGTGTATTTTGATCAAAGAGCATCCGACTTGCGATGAAGCTAATCTCTCGTTTGAGAAATACCATCAGACGGCGAACATTAACTCTATCAAGGGCAGAAGGTGTCACTTGGAGCGTTTTCTGTCCAAAGATCACAATACCCTCAGCAGGGAACTGTGCGATGGGGTTAATGTTTGCTTCATAAAGCTTGTCTCGTTCATCGGAACTTAGGCGGCGAGAAACATCCAACACTGGAACGCCACCTGCACCCTCCGTCAATCCGCCTCGACTAAACCCAGCCGGGGCGAACCAAGGAGCCTTGACCCTATCGTTATATGAATATGCTCCCAAGGCAGCAACACTAGGTGGTGCCCACAAGCTCTGGTTGGTAAGTGTATCGGATATCCGTACCCAAGGATAGTAACAAGCGCCATAACTACTGTTGATGCCCCTGTCTCTCAGGCTGTTCACACAACTGTCGAGAGTTGCGGCGCTGCGAGTTGCAAGAGAAGCCGAGTTTTCTGTAGACGCCGTGAAAACGTTTTCGAGATCAATAATCGCCATTGCATCTCCTCGATCCTCACAAACATCCAGCAACTTTTGTGTTACTGTTGTGTTTGTAATGCCAGGCGCTGCTAGGAGACTATATTGAGCCGTCTCCGGATCACGGACAATATCCACCGCTCGAACGAGAGAGTGAAGTGCGTAATCATCTGTTTCAGATCCCCCAAGTCCAGAGTTCCGGAAGGGCTCACGCTCTGTGATATCTAGTCCATCGAAGCCGCCGTGGAAACAGGTCGTGAACCTAGTAAACCCAGCATTGATAACATCTTGCCACACAGCATCACCTGCTGTACCTACAGCATCGGCTGAAGTAGCTGGTGCTTGTTTACCTGCTGTGAAGGAAAGAGCGCCGGCTCTAGCCCCACGAGCATATACAGCCGCATCAGGTAAGTTGGCCATTGGTTTCACATCATCCAGAGAAAAGACATAAGGAACAACATAGGGCTTGCTTCCTTCTAGCGTCCAGTCTGCATTGGCTGCGGTACCACCAAAGGTAGTCAAAGCCTGGGTCACATCAATAGCACCTTCGGGTGCGAGGTCGTCGTTTCCAGCCCCTCGTGCTACGGCACGCAAACAATCTTTGACGGCGTGATTAAATTTGGCGTCACTTGTGGATCTACCAGTATACATCCCGAAGAACGCCTTGTTGGGCGCTAGACCGGCTCCCTGAGAAGACGATTCAACCAAAGGAACCTCTGGGAATCTAATGTTGCAATTGTATGCTACTAAATTTGTGTATAGGATATGAGCGTCCGTTGAGCCGTGACCTTGATAAGTGCTGAAGCTGGTGTTTCCGCCACCATCTACCATCGAATAAGCGCCGGCATTGTTAGCGGGAGTGGAGGTAGCATCGCCGTAAACATTGAGCCCATCCTCTTGGTACTTGACACAAACATCTCTATATTTGATGTGCCCGAAGAATCCAAATGGGAGGTAGGCGGGATCAACTGTGCCCCTGTCCACATCTTCATTCATGACCACTCTGATCATCTCAGACTTGTTGAGGTAATTGCCGTAATAGCGAAGCCTCTTTTCTTTGCTGTCATATTCGGAGTACTTATCACCAACCTGTCGGGCGACATAGTTCGGAGAAGCGGGGTTTAGATTACAGTTACTAAACCTCTCTAGGACAACCTGTGAGGAATCAGTGTCATCAATACGACGAACTAATACTGTAAATGACCCATAGGGGTCGAAATCATTTGAAGCAGCTTTGATATCAACAATCGAAATCTTGATACTGTTCTGTAATTGCTCTCCGGCATCTTGAGCCTCAAATCGAAACAACTTTTGTTGACTCTCTGGCTTGTATTGAACATGATTCGATGTAAGATCCTGCCCAATGAACCAGCCCGTGGATGATTTTCTTGCGCCATATTTTCTGTCATTATGTTCAGTAGTGGCACCTGCATTGTTTTGCATTGGCATTATTGCACCAAAAAGTTTGGTACCATCGTAATCCGTTGCAGCGCCGCCTGCCGTGCTGGTTCGCAGGAATCCTGATTTGTGTCCGTCAAGATGATGCTCGAATGTTTCCCCAAGGAAGAAGTTTCTCTCGTCGGACGTGGCTGCTTTGGCATTGGTTGCGCCGGGCAGCAAAGTTGGGTTGGTGCTGAACACCTTTCGGATAAACTTGTCGCTTGTCCTATCGAAGTTAAAACGATATGTGCTCGCCGTTGCTATTTTTGTAGTTCCGGACTTAGCATAAGAGACAACAAAATCCCCATTGGTTTGTGACTGAAGTAATTCACACCCTTTTACTTCGGGGTTGCCGTCAGTGTTGGACCCAGAAAGAGTAATTGACCCAGTTGCTACATAGAAAACAGCGGCAAGTGTTCCAGATAGTTCTGGTGCGGCACCGACTGTGCCAGATGGCCATACAAACAACCCATAAGCTCCGCCGGCTTCCTCGGTATCGTTAATAGCACCAATCTTGTATCCTGCTGCACCGGAAGCGCCATCTACTACATCTGGGTGTTGTTCACCCAAGAGGCGAACCATTGTGACCGTTGGATTATTCTTCAACCATGCCTGGGCGGCGTATGCTGCATAAGTTGGACCTACACGGTTCCCCTCTCTCCAGACATCATCCGCTGTTCCGCCGGCAACCGGCTCACCGAACACAGAAACAAATTCAGAAAAAGAGCTAACCGTAACGGGCTTCATACCCGGACCTTTTCTCGTGCGACCAATCAGAAGTGGACCAACAGGTGCCGCCTCCGCAGGTAATTGGGAATTATCGATTTCATCGACAAAAACACCTGGGGATATAAACTTAAACTTCTTATCAGACATTTATGGGTTTCTCCTCTTTAAAGCCTATTGCTCAGATAAACTCTTTTCTCTTGCGAGTTTATTCTTAATAAATAGTATGTCTTGCGGGCAAACGCCTTAGCATTTATGGAACTAACTTATTCTTCTTATCGACAACTCGGAAAACATTTGGGTCATTCCCGGTTTGCTCTTTCATATAAAAATCTAATTCATCTTGAAGCATAACTCGCTCTCTTTGAAATTTCACTTCAGCGGCGCTTTCTCGAATAACAACGAAAGGTTGTTCTTGATTTTTATCTTCTCCTATGATATACCCTAAAACCTTAATTGTTAAGCTAGTTGAGAATTTTCTTTCGTCCTCCCCCAAAGAGGCTGCATTATTATCTTGGGAAAGGTCGGGCTGGATGAACGCCTCGTACTTGTTTCCTTCGTGTTGTGCTCGAAAGGCATTGTGGGCTCCCGTCCGAGCAAGGAAAGGGGAGACGATTTCGTTCATCTGCTGTACATATTCCGTTGTGACCGTCACGGAGTAACTAACATCAACGTAAATTGGCTGTGGAATAGAGATAGTTTCGTACACTATCTTTGTGGACTCTACCGGAAAAGTTTGGCGGTCAGCGTCGGTCTTAGAAGAAGAGCGCCTAATTGAATCAGCGTTGGCTCGATCCCTCGTCTTTTCTTGCTGGACACGGCGAGCGACCTGTATAGAAGCGCCCTTCTCGTCAGCGGTGGGCATCATAGACGCTGCGTATATTCCTCTTGTGCCTGGATCTTTAGTAACGGATGAACGTTCGACTGCGATCATTGGATAAATTAGTGTTGTCTGCTTGTCTCTGAGATTTACATTGTCTTTGATCATATGTGCTCTCTCTTGTGTTGAAAATAACACCGGCACCTTCTTGAACCCCTTGTTCGTGTCACAATGAATGTTCATAGAATCATTAATATAATTAAAAACTGCGTGATCGATCATCTCAAGCGTGGATGGGTTGATCGGGAACGATGTTTTAGTAATTTCATTTGTTTTTGTTTTATGAGGCATCGAATAAGCCCTCCCTAGCCTTCCTGCAAGTAGCAACAATTTCAATATCCTTGTTGTCTTGCCCAAAAAGCTTTCTAGGCTGACTTAATTCGACAATCTCAAAATATTGTTTTTCGTAAAAGACGAAATCCCCAATACGAGCGTGTAGATCCTGATCCTCTGTTAATCTTCTTTTGTGAAAGTGTACAGATATGTTTGCGACCCGATCAATCCCATATTTATCACTACTCTGGTTAGATCCCTGCCATTCCACCAAGGCATATATTCGAAGAGGAGGCAAATAGGTCTTCTCTATAGCCTCTCCGTAGAGGGGGTGGAAGTTTGTGCGCTCGATATCAACCGGGTAATAAAGAATTTGTTGACCCACCATCTTTTCGATGATTTCGTCACTAACTTGTTTAACAAAATCTCTTTCTTTTTTGCCGAGAAATAACGGGGGTGGGGGTGCGTCTGGTTGTGACCATTTGTTATCATTAGCCATCTATATTATCCCGTGTAAATACCGTGAGGAACTCGTTTAAGGACCTCTTCGGTTGATGCCTGCATCTGTTGATCTCCTTCCGCCAACTTGCCGTATGTAAGTTCATCAAACACGGACTTTAATTCTTCCCTTAGTTTTTCCTGTTCAGCCTGTCCTTCACTAAGAAGTGCTGAACCATTCAAAGTTACATCATTGCCAGGAATAGGAACCGCTCCAAGTTTTGACCTTACTTGTCCCAGTGTTTCTTTACAGAGTGCCAGGCAGAATCTCCTAATCCAGTGTTTCCCTATGGAATTAATATTTTGATATGGTATATTTGGAAATGGAAGGGCGTTTATGTTATTGATGCCGTCGGCACCATACTTCCGATCAGCCTCCTCTTCATATGATTCATTAGAGAGGCGAAAGTCAACCCACATCTTCTCTGGGTGTAATGTTCTTGGTATAGGAAATAACCGTAAGCGATTATTTTTTAGCTCATAAGAATAGTGTGAGCCTCTAACTTTCAGTGCATTTTCATATGCTGAGGCATATAATTCCTGCTGCCAAACGGGGGCTACCTCAAAAGTACTGTCTGCGCCATACTGCCCCCAGGTATTAAATTTACTAGCGGAGGAGGAAACCCCGCC